GCCCAGCTGATCGTGAAGGTCTGCGCTTGCGGCTGATCTTCTTTCTTGTCACGGATGCCAAATGGCTGATTACGCGCTGTTGTCCACTTGAGCGTTTCTATCTCCAACCGTCTGCGCTGCACCTCTGCGCCGATCACTCGCGCGTCTTTGTCGTCTGGCAATGGTTCCATTGCGAGGGCGTTTATCCTGTCTGCCATATACTCGGCTTGGAGTATGCGCGCTTTGCGATACATTTCCCACATTGCTTCGCTGTCTTGGACTGCGCGTGTAATGCTGCGATAACTGGGTAAGTCTTTGTCGGCTGCTATCTCTGTAAGTGTTTCACCGTCTGCTAGTCTGTCGCAGATGATTTGCATGATCTTTGTATTTACTGTTCTACTCGCCATTGTGTTTCCCCTTTGAAAGAATGCCCTCACCGCAGTGAGGGCCAGTTAAGTGAGGCAGAAAAGCCCATGACAGGCTTTCTGTGAAAAGAGGTTTTCACATAACTAGATATAGCGCATGTGATTGATTAGCGCAATAAATGTTGCGCTTTGCAATTTTTTTGATGTTACCTGTTGACATATCGTGTCAAATGATTAACTGTTATGACACAACATGACAAAGTGAGGTTTACAATGAAACAACATGTTACAGCAATCGTTGATCTAGCTTTAAGAGCTACAGTCTTAATCGGTAGCGCATGGTTCTTCGGTTACATCATGCTAACGACACTTTCAGCAGTTTACGGGTGATAGCAATGACACAACGTATCACAAAGAAAGATTTATACCGCCGCATTGAATTGCTTAATCAAACCTTTGGCTATCGCACGGAAGCATGGTCAAAGGGATTAGACGGCAAGTACCATGCAAACCCTAACACGTATGTTCTTGACTGCGCATATGGTGGCTACCGTCTATCGCAGATATGCAACGAAGGCGGCGGCGAGCGTGATCTAAGCCCACGCGGTACTGCGCGTGAAACCTATGATTGGATCAACGCATTCATGGAAGGCATTAACGCATGGCACAAGAGGGAGGCCGCATAATGACACAGAAAACATATATCATAGTCCACGACACGCTATGCGGTGACGGTTACGAATGGACACAGGACAAAGACGGCAAAGATGTAATCTTTCAGTATGCGACCAAAGAGGAGGCCGAGAAAGAAATGCAGGACACATTGCAAACTTTGAACGAAGGCCGTGACGTTGAAGATCAATATTCCTCAGATGAATTTGCGGTAATTGAGTATGCCAATCAGGAGGCCACACTATGAAACAGATTAGAGAAGCATTCAAACACGCCACCCTGTCAGATTGGCTAGGCGGCGTGGCTATCATCATCGCAACATTCGCGTTTCTTTACGTGACACCATAGGAGCAGAGACAATGAAATTTACAGTAGAATTGCAAAGATATGGCACTCAAATGTGGCAAGGCGAATGCGACACAGAGCGCGCTGCATTGTGCGGAGTGTATCGCATAGTCAATGGCAAAAGCGAATGTCTATTGCCCAACACTGACACACTGCGCGCGGCACTGCCTTACCAATACCGCAAAGCATTTGATCGAGCGGTTCATTGGTGGACGCAAGAATATACTGACGTAATTCGAATGGATTTACGTGACTATCTAGGTTTTCCAATGGGATCATTATACGCGAAGATAGAGGCCACACAATGACAGAGGCAACACAGACACGCGCTATCCTTGCGCACCTACGCCAACACCGCACAATCACTGCGCTTGAGGCACTAGATCAACACCAATGCTTTCGCCTTGCGGCACGGATCAAAGACCTGCGCGACGAAGGACACGACATACACACAGAGCGCGTAGAAATAGCGACAGGGAAACGCATTGCAGAGTATACTTTGATAAAAGAGGCTACACACCAAGCTTAAACACCAACACAGAGCCACGGAGAGGCGCCACAGAGGCGCCTTTTCTGTTTTTAGGTGTCACCATAGCCATGAGCATGCTTTAGCCACTCCTCGAGCCTCTGAGCGATTGCAACCTTTTGCATGGTGTCTGCCTGTGAAATCTCCGTTGCCAGTTCCATGAAGTTTTGAGCCGAGAGCATGGGTCTTAGTCTACGTAGGATTTTTTCTAGCCTCCACGCCAACGGATCGGCTTGCCTTCGCGCTTTGCCCGCCTTGTACGCGGGTGACATCCTAGTCAACGTATCTTTGAGCTGATCCCTCGCGCGCGCTACAGTGTCATCACTACATACACTGTCAGCACTTACACTGTAATCACTTACAGAGCTATTTATAGTATTAGTAGTTTCAGTGTATGCACTGTGATTAGCACTGTATTCACTTACACTGTAATCACTATCTCGGCCTGTCGGCCTCGCGTTAGCGTACTTACGTATTGGCATTTGTCAACCCCTGTTTTTTCTCAGTCAACGTAGCCACTTTTTCCCAGCATTCGTGACTATCTACAGGGTCACAAATCAACTGCCCAGAGGCCAGAATAACCCAGCCACCCAGAGTAATATCATAGGCGCGGTCACAGGCTTCGCAGCGGTCTAAGTCAACGTTGCTTTGAAAACCACTTCTCTTAGCTTTCTTCTTCATCCTGCACCACCCATCCATATCCCTCGCACGTCTGACACGTCACCTTCACCTCTTTCAGATAGCCGCCGTGTTCGTAGTCTACCACAGGCTCCTCGCCCATGTACTCGCCCTCGCCAGTACACTCCTTGCAGACCATCGCAGGCTCCACAAACTTGCGCCCATCAGAACCGTAAAACACAAAGCGCGCGGTTCCACCTGCAACTTCTAATCCATGAAACTTCATACCGTTCTCCACTTTCCATAACTCACTGATACTTTTTTCTTTGCTTTTAATTCTAACAAGCTGCGCAACACTACGTCATGCGGTATCGCAATCAGCTCTGCCACCTCCTCAGTAGTGAACGACATGTTCATCACATTCAGCAACTGAAACACTCGATCACTGTCTGATAGCTTACCTGGATACTCAGTCATTTTCTGCCAACTGCTCGTCAATCATCTTTATCATTTCTTTGTTCAGCTCCACTGTCGCCAACAGCCGCTTGTTGTGATTGACCATTGTGCTGCGCATGAACGTAAGATTACTCTTATCTAGGCCATGTTTTGCCTGATACATGATAAACTCATTTACTTTTTCTGTATCCATCCAATCCATTCTAAAAACCCCTCGTAAGTTTCAATCGGCAATACAACCAGTGTGCGCCCACGATCTTTGCGGATGAACAGCATGTCACTGTCATCCTGATCGAGCGCGTCATACAAGTCCTGATACGCTCTCGCTCTACGCTTGCACTCCGCAAGCAATGCCTGCTCTGGCCCTATCTTTAGATCGCCCTTGTAGTTGCCTTTGACAGCTCCTGACAACGGTACGCGCTCTGCCTCTACTCCACGTTCTTTGTGCCAGTTCACTATCTCGCGCTCAAAGTTAGCGCCCTTGTCCCTGCTCGCCTTGCCACCCATGCATCACCCGTAAAAATCATTAGGCGTTACAGCGCCCATCGTAGTTTCTTGTATAATTAACATATACTTAGTGGATGGTATCTTGTAATCCTTGTGATCTGTAGGCAAGCACCACCGCCGAACAACTGTGGCATGCGGTGCGCCAAGTTTCTCAGCTAACTGTGTCAAAGTAAGTTTCTTCTCTGACCGCCATTTTTCTAATTTCATAAATTTTCTCCTTGACTACTTGTGTCAAATAATTAACTTAGTGTCACGTTATGTCAAGAGGTAATCATGGGTTTACAGAACAAACAATGGGCCGACAGGTTCAATTATAAATGGCACAGTAACCCGTCTACACCTGATGCCTGGGTATTCTTTGATAAATGTATCCTGCGCCCCATGCGAGACAAAGCATGGCGCATCATTGTAGGTGATGAAGATGGGGATATGGTATGGGCAAGAGAAGTAATCGCAGACGCGGGACATTACAAAGATGTTCTCGGTCACACGCAGTACAATGATAATCCAAACATGGTCAGCGGCAGGGCAGTACAAGCATATACTGACATGTTGCTTGTCGATGATGCATCCCCCAACGAAGCATACGCAGAGGCAGTCAATGTTTTGCAAGGCTTCCAAGGTGGACACTGGCGCGACAAAGAAAAAGACAAGCTTTGGATTGAGAACAGAGAACGTATCTACTTTGATGCAGACGGGAAGCGGAGCAAGGAGCCAGTTCAATCTGAATTTGCGCTAGTATGCGAGAACGCTGCTTCTGGCATCAGAGAGGCAATGAGTGGCGCGAACCGCATCGTAGGTGAGATAGACTTGTTTGGGTCTATACCGCACTGCGAACTACCTTACTTTGGTAAACCAGATTACGGGGAGGGACGGGTTGAGCTGAAAACACAGTGGGATCAGGCCGCACACACAGACAACCCACGCGCTAACTCATTGCCGAAAAAAATCAAAGCACTGCACATGACACAGCTTGCAGGATACTGGCATCTTAGCAAGATTGTGCCTAAGATAGTCTACGCAAATAGGCTAGGCTATGTTGTTCTTGAGCCTACAATTGATGAGCTTGAGTACGCGCTGCACGATATTTCAATGGCATGTCGTCGTAGAGAAAAGCTAATGAAGGTAGCTGATGATGCTGTTGAATTATTGAACCTTACCGATCCACATTTCGCAGACAGTTTTGTGTGGCGTGACTTGTCACCGAGCGTACTGCGTAAAGCAAAGGAGCTATTTGGGAGAACATGAACGATCTAATAAAAGCAATGAGTGAGGTGAACGACCTCAACAGAACACACGGTGTAGTGCAGAGAGGCGGTAAAAAATACACAGAAGTATTTGTGCGTGTCGAGGCGTTTCGCAAAGCATTCGGAACCACAATGGGTATCACTACTGACATAGTTGTAGATGATGGGCAGAGGGTAGTCATCAAAGCCCAAGTTATGAATGACAAAGGCATGGCAATCGGTAGCGGATACGCAGAGGAGATACGCGGTCAAGGTAATGTGAACCGTACCTCTGCGCTAGAGAATGCGGAGACATCTGCGATAGGCCGTGCGCTTGCCTCATTAGGTCTACATGGTGGAGCTTACGCTAGTTCCTTTGAGATAGAGGTGGCGCAGCGAAACGACAAAGCTTTGCATGTGCCAAAAGAACCGCAAAAATTAGCACATGACACGCCGCCAGCCACTGATCCAGTGATTCGCATGACACCAGAAGAAGCTATGGAATGGTGCAAAGCAAAGATTGCAAGCTATCAAGCAGCGCCCGATCTTCGTTCATTGCAGGACATAGATCGAAACACACCAGATAATTACCTGGACTGTCTAAAGCAGGACTATCCAGACTATCACCAAAGACTTGTACTAAGATTTACAGAAGCAGAAAGGAAGTTTGCACATGTCTAACAAACCAACACTCGGGGTAAAGTCGTTTACGATTGACGGTTTTATGAACAACAATATGCCTGTGGAAATGCGCGCGTCCGCATGGATCAATGTGCCAAAGGATAAGAAGTATGACACGGCTACGCTTCAAGTAGCAGAACAGGTTAAGCAGCTTATGATCCAACACGGTATCTCTGTCAGCGTACAGTTACAGCACCGCAACGGTGATGACCCAAAGATGTGGCCTCGGATTGCGTCATTCCCATTGTTTCCTAACCGCCCTGACCCGCAGCCACAGATGCAAGGCTATCAGCCACCGCAATCAGCAATGCCAGATGATGAAATACCCTTCTAGGAGATGGCAGTGGTAAACTTAGTAGATGCATTTACAAAACTGCATAAACGACGCCCTACTGAGAAAGAAATTGCTGATATGTGGCAGATGAAACGTGAGCAAGAGGGCTTTAGGAAAAAACAAATACAGGAGAAAACAAAAGAACCCACGCCAAAGAAATTAAGGGAGCCTAAGACACCCACAAAGGTTTCTATATCTAAGGAGAAGTTTCCCTACAGAGCTTCAAGGGACGCTAAGTGTATTAACAGAATGCTGCACATACAGATGACAGTCAAAGACATAGCGTATTGCTTGGGCCATGAAGAAAACTTCGTCATGTCTCAGATAGAAAAGTGGGGGTTGCCGCGCGAACCTAGCAAGTAAATCGTGCAGGCGGCAGTTATGTAAGGTGTCGGGATATAACAACTGGCATGGGCATGCCGCCGCCTGCCAAAACACATTATCAAAACTCAAAGTGAGGACAAGATGGAAACTAAAGTAAAAGAAGAAAACATTGTAAGCAAAGCAGTAGAAAAAGCGTAGGAAGGTTCCAAAACCCACCGTGAAGCTGCGGAAAAATATCTTAAGATGTTGCGTGAGAATAAAGTTTTACGCGATGCAGCAACTGAGCGCGTGTTAGAACGTATTGCAACTGAAGATGTTAGTCGTCGGTCACGATCTAGCCGTGCTACGTTTAAGCGTGAGGCTGAGAAGGTAACTCGGCAAGTTGTGCTGAAGAAGGGCGAGACATCTACGCCGTCTGTTTCATTGAAGAATACAGCGTCAGTGTATGCCAAAGATATGTTTGAACGCTTTATGCTACCGAAGCTTGGCATCTCTCTTGGTGACGCAACTCGCGCCGATCTATTCCAGGTTGTACAGTCCGAGGAAGGTCTAATGCGCACACACAAACGCAACCATAAATTCTTCTCGGCTATTATGAATAAAATGCCAGAGGATAAGATTGTGCGCGATGTTTGGACAATCGAAGAAGTTGAAAAGCTGCATACAGAAACAATGGCAGCATAATGTTACAGGGGGTCAATCATGCAGCGCGGAAACGCCAGAGGCTGAGCGCCCCCAACTTTTTACAGGGGGTCAGGGAAAGAGCACAGAAATGTCTTAGCAGGAACACCCCCGCCAGTTCTACTTGGGTCACACAGACTGCGCAGAAATGTCATTCAGGGCCCACCCAAGGGAGGGGTCAATCCTGTATCGCAGTAATGCCAAGATGACTACACCTCTCCCAATCATTTATAGGAGGCCATGTGAGATACGCAGAAATGCCATAGCCATATCGCCTTTAGGGGGCCGTTCCAATTACGC